GCAAACTCTGATTTATCTAGGTTTGTCCCAATTTCGTCCGATTTTGATATAGATACAAATGATAACGAACCAGATATAACGGACATAGCCCGGACAAATGTTAAGTTACCTGGGGGTCAGCTCATAGGCAGCCCTAATCCCAGGTTAAGAGCGTTGCCGGTCGCTGGGGATAGCGAGCGGTCAGACCAGGCGCTAGCTTTTGCCGAGAGTATCGGTATAAAGCTAATGCCCTGGCAGATCACAGCTTTAAAAGAATTACTGCAAACTACAAACGGTAAATGGACGCGGCGTACCCTGGGTATTGTCTGCAGTCGCCAGGTAGGTAAGACCGAGCTAGCCAAAATCCGCATACTTGCCGGAATTTACCTATTCGAGGAAAAGTCGATAATAATAATGTCGGTCAATGCTAAGCAGGCCGAAATGACGCTTTACCAGATTAACGAAATAATTATAGCTAACCCTTCTCTATTGCACCTTTACCAGCGTTACTATTTAAATAACGGTAAGCAAGAAATTCGATTTAAGAACGGCGCTAGAGTTTTAGTAGTAGCGGCGACGAGTACCGGCAGTAGAGGACTCACCGCCGATTTCGTATTCTTGGACGAGCTGCGAACAACCACGCCCGAGGCAATAGAGGCCGTTAGCTTTACTATGAACGCCAGGCCTGCAGCTCAAATGCTATGCGTAAGTAACGCCGGAGATAAATCCTCTAAAGTGCTAAACGATTTACGCGATAAAGCTATAGCTAACGTCTCGCCTTCTCTCGGTTGGCTAGAGTGGTCAGCTCACCCGAGCCGAGCAATAGATGACGTTAAAGGGTGGATAGAAGCAGTCCCGGCTTTAGGCCACACTATGACCGAGGAAATTTTACGGCACTCACTAGCTACCAGCGACCCTATGACTTTTCGCGTCGAGGTACTTTGTCAGTTTGTGGATAACTTAGCGTCGCCGTTTGAACCTGGCGCCTGGGACGCGTGCCTAGATAAGGACTCAGACGTAACGCCCGGCGCCCCTACTTATTTTGCTTTTGATAAAAGCTATACGCATAAATATGGGGTTTTAGTAGCTGGTCAAAAGGTAGACGATTTAAGGGTAAAGGTTAAAGTCCTACAGGTATTTGAGTCGCAGACCGCGCTGGATGATCGGCAGCTAGCTAGTGAGATTAACGCGCATATTCTAAAGTTTAAACCTCGGGTACTTATGTATGATAAATGGGTAAGTCAAAACGTTATGGATTATTTAAAGTCTAGCGGCACTCAATTACTAGACGTCTCAGGCCGGGTTCAAAATGACGCCAGTAACAGACTTGCTCAGCTTATGACTCACAGACAAATCGTCCATAATGGCGACCCAGTATTGACCGACGCTGTAAATGCGTGCGCTACTAAAATTACCGAGTACGGGTGGAAATTAGTAAGACGTAAAAGTCAAGGCGAAATATGCGCGGCAATTAGCTCGGCTATGGTGGCCTGGTATGCGTCGCAGCCGCAGGCTACAGCTCAAATAATAATTAGTTAGACACGCCGCAGTAAATCGGACATATTAGTAAAATCAGGTATATACTGCCCTACGTGGGAATACTCCAGACACTCAAATTAGTAGAGTCTGTCGCAGACCCAGTTTACAGTATTCCTAAAATAACTGCCGAATACGCGCCGCCAGTAATGGAAGCCTACGGTAATACTCTCTATAACGTATCTCAACCGGTTTACGTAACTAGAGCAGAAGCTATGGCTGTACCTTCAATAGCTAGGGCAAGGAATTTATTGTGTACTACGGTGGGCACTCTCCCGCTTCACCTGTACCGTAAATCTACTGGCGAGGAATTAGAAAACCCACGCTGGCTAGACCAGCCAGATTACAGACAGCCAGGCGCGGTTACTTATACCTATTTAGCAGATAGTTTATTTTTTTTCGGCGTGGCCTATTTAGAAGTTACAGAGACGTACGTTTTAGACGGTCGTCCGGCTCGTTTTGCTTTTGTCTCTAACGATAGAGTAACGGTAAGACTTAATGAAAATAATACTTTAGTAAATTCCTACACAGTCGATAATAAAGTGCGCCCTATGTCTGGCGTTGGCTCGCTCATAACTTTTCAAGGTTTAGACGAGGGTGTTTTAAATAGAGGCGGGCGCACAATTCGTGCGGCGTTAGATTTAGAAAAAGCTGCAGCTATAAGCGCAAGTACGCCGATTCCGTCGGGGTATATCAGTAATGCCGGTTCGGACTTGCCTGAGGAACAAATAACAGGTTTATTAGCACAATGGAAACAAGCTAGATTGCAACGTAGTACGGCCTTTCTCTCTGCCAGTTTGCAATATCACACTACTAGCTTTAGTCCTAAAGACATGATGCTAAACGAGGCCGCCCAATTCCTCAGCACCCAAGTTGCGAGATTAACAAACGTACCCGCTTACCTCCTAAGCGCTGATATGAATAATTCAATGACGTATAGCAACGTTTTAGAAGAAAGAAAACAATTCGTAGATTTATCTTTACGCCCGATAATTTCAGCTATTGAAGGTCGCCTATCTATGGACGATATAACCAATAGCCAAAATTACGTAAAATTTAATTTAGACGAAACGTTTTTACGCTCTGACGCTATGACACGTTTAGCGATTATTGAAAAAATGCTAGCGCTTAATCTCATAACTTTAGATCAAGCTAAAGCTATGGAAGATCTGACACCGAACGGAGATACGAGTAATGCTTCTCAACTTTAATCAGGATTTAACCTGCGACGAGGGTCGCAGAATTATCAGCGGTAAGATCGTACCCTTTAATAATGAGATCGGGCATACGAGCGCCGGTAAAGTAATTTTTGAAAAGAACAGCATAATTATTCACGACACAGCTAAAATAAAATTATTACTAGAACACGATTCTAAAATGCCAATAGGCCGGGCAATACAGTTCACTACAACAGACACAGAAATAACGGCAAGTTTTCGTATAGCTGAGACTACCCGGGGTAATGACAGCCTGGTAGAAGCTAGTCAGGATTTACGCAGCGGCCTTAGTGTCGGCGTCCAAGTTATCGCCAGCCAACCGCGCGACGGGATTTTATATATTCAAGAAGCCAGATTACAGGAAGTAAGTTTAGTTCAGGCAGCCGCTTTTGATTCTGCGGCTGTAACCTCGGTAGCGGCTAGTGAACCCGAACCTGAGCTAGTAGAGGAAACCCAAGAAACCCAACAACCCGAGGAGGCCAGCGTGGAAAACGCTACCCCAGTAACCCCCGAGGTAGAAGCCGCTAAGGTCGAAGCCTCACGCCCAACCGCCGTTACAGCTATGGCGTATTCCGAAGTACGTAGCCCAATTAAATCTAAGGCTACTTACCTACAGCACACAATTAAAGCCCAATTAGGTAATGATGATTCACGCGATTACGTACGCGCTGCAGACGCACAGGCAGCTAACTTAATGCAATTCGCAGATGACTCATTTACCACTAACCCAGCATTTAACCCGGTTCAATATGTCGGTACCGTAGTCGATACTCTTATCGGTTCACGTCCGCTTATTGACGCCTTCGGTGGCACTAAAGCTCTACCTGCCTCAGGTATGACTATTTCAATTCCTAAGATCACTACTTCCGGCACCGTTGCAACAACCGCAGAAGGTGGCGCACCAAGTGAGACCGGGATTGTCTCAGCGTATGTTAATGCGACTGTCGTTAAAATGGCCGGTCTACAACGCTACAGCGTTGAGCTTTTAGAGAGGTCATCTGATAATCCTGCATTTTTCGCAGCTATGTTAGACAATATGCAGCGAGCTTACAATAAAGCAAGCGATAGTTATGTAGTGGCCGAGGCGACCTCAGGCGGGACGCAAGGCGCTACCTGTGCAGCTTCTAGCGCTGGAATTATCTCCTATGTATCTGTAGAAGCCCCAGCCGCTTATTTAGCTACGGGTGAAGTGGCTACTGCTTACGTCGCAGGTACTTCACAATGGTCGCTACTTCTCGGCGCTACAGATTCAACCGGACGCCCAATTTACAACGCAGGTCAGCCTTATAACTCTGGCGGCTCTGCAATTCCTACCAGCCTACGCGGAAATTGTTTAGGGTTGGACTTCTATGTAGACCCTAATATGGTCTCTACCACTATCGACGAGAGCGCGTTTATTATCGTCCCTAGCTCTATGTATATCGCGGAGAGTCCAGTACTACGTCTCTCTACTAACGTCCCGGTATCAGGTGAAATCGAGACAATGCTTTACGGTTACCTTGCAGCTAAGACTTTAGTCTCAGGCGGTATCCGTCGCTTCAACCTCACCTAAGAACAACCCCTAGAACCCTAGAGCCTGTCCCTAGTCCGACAGGCTTTAGGCCTTAACAGTTAGGAGATACGCTAATGGCAGCCACCTATATAACTATGGCTGAACTTCGCGTATTATTAGGAATTGGAACTTTATATGCAGACGCAACCGTCGAGGAGTGCGCTCAGGCTAGCGAGGATATTCTTAAAAAATATCTTTGGTTTAATACTGTTCCTATTTCTGGTACTGCCCTAGCTTCTAACGTAGCTACGATTTATACACCCGTACCGCACGAGTTACGGATAGATCAGTCAGTAGTAATCTCTAGCGCTGGGACTGTATTTAACGGCACTAAAACTATTACCGGTACTACTATCTATTCTTTTACTTATGCTAAAACCGCTAGCGACCAATTAGTCCACGTAGTCAGACCTTACGGCTTAGTTACCGCAGAATTTCACGCCACAGATTACGCAACAGTCCCGGCGATTAGAGAAGCTGCAGCTACCTTAGCTAGCACTATCTGGAACGCCCGCCAGGCACCGGGCGCAAGCGTTACCACTATAGACGGATTTATCGCTAATCCTTACGCGCTCGGGAACACTCTCCTGGCAAAAGTTCGCGGGCTTATCGCGCCGTATCAAAATCCCGCGTCAATGATCGGCTGATAAATGACAGCGGCTATAACTACCCTTAGATCAACACTAGCTACAGCTTTAACTAATGCTGGGGTCTGGTCTACCTTTAGTTTTATTCCACCCACGCCTATCGCTTTTAGCGTGGTAATTGTCAATGACGACCCGTTTATCGTCGTACAGTCTGGACAGAAAACCGGCATAGCACCAATAGCCCGCTACCGGATTTATGGCCTGGTGCCAATGCTTGATAACCAGGGTAATCAAATAAATATAGAGGATTTTATAGTAGCTATATTCGCTAAGTTATCAGCTTCTACTTTAGTAATGACGGTAGGAAGTTTTAGCGCCCCGGCAATACTAGAGACACCTGCAGGAAACCTGCTTCAAACCGAAGTCGGCGTAGAAATAATTTCGAGCTGGGGGTAAATATGAATACTTATAAAGTAATGATAGATAACGAAATAGCCGGGATAGGTCTAGGCGGCACCGTTACCGACAAAGATTTAGAAGGCTGGGATTTACCTAACCTTTTAAAAACTGGTGCTATCGCACTAATCGAAAAGCCAGCCACTAAAGAAAAGGAAGTAGAATAATGTCTAGCACCGTTTATTATGCACAAAATTCTTATTTTAAATTAAGTACTTACGATATGTCCGTAGCGGTTTCGTCTCTTACTCTTACGTCAAACGTAGATCAGCTAGAAATAACCGCGTCTGGAGACACAGCTCATAAATACCTCAAAGGTCTTACTAGCGATACGATTTCCGGCACCCTGTACCTAACTCAGGACGCTATCGCTGCCGGTGCTACCCGCGCCGTCCTACAGTCCTTAGAAGGCACTTCTGCAGCCTTTGAAGTTGGCCCTGGTACTAACACCGTACCTTCTACCGCGACGACTACAAACCCAATTTATAAGGGTAGCTGCTTCGTAAATAATTTCACACCAGTAAACGGCGCTCAGGGAGAGGTAGCTATGATTGACTTTTCCTTCGACGTTACCGCTCGCACTTCCTGGCCTGCGACTTCCTAAATAAGAAAAGGGGCTAGAAATGGCAAGTTTAAAAGTTACGTTTGAGTCCGGGGTAGTGGAGACCTACAAAATTACCCCGGCTATCGAAGTCGAGTTCGAAGCGTATGCAAAAATGGGTATTAACAAATGTTTTAGAGAGCAGGAAAAACAGACCGATATTTATTACCTGGTCTGGATTGCTATCCGGAATAGCGGTCAAACTGTCTCACTATGGGGGCCTGAGTTTTTAAAGACTCTAGCTGAAGTAGAGGTATTAGATAGCGACCCGTTAAATGGGTAAGCGACAGGCAAACGCTTACCTATCAGGTCGCCGCTCTGGCAGTTGAGACGGGAATTCCTACCCAGGACTTCTTGCAAATGTCGCCGGAGATGTTGGCGGCAGTAGTACAGGTTTTAACAGATCGAGCTAAGGCGGTGAAGCGTGGGGCAGGTAGAGGGCGCTAATACGTCTCGTATGATTGGCTTAGAGCAGACTATCCGCGATTTAAAACAATTTAACCCAGAAGCTCTAAAGATTATGAATAAAGAAATATATCAAGTAATGAAAAAAATACAATTAGACGCCCGGCAGTTAATACCGGCTACTATTCCTTTAAGTAATTGGGGTAAACCCGCTAAAGAGGGTACAGAGTGGGCGCGTCTACAATACAAACCTAAGCCAGCACGTATGGGCGTAAAAACTAAAATAGAGCGTCAACGGCGTAAAGGCGACGTAACTAGCCGCGCTTATTTAATTATTAACAGCGACGCAGCCGGGGCAATTTATGAGACAGCTGGACGTAAAAACCCTAACGGAAATTCGCCGCAGGGTGCGGCTTTTATCAGAGCTATACAAGCTAATAGTGCTGTAACCGTACGCGGTAAACAAGGACGAGTAGTTTACAAAGCTGTAGAGGATAAGAAGGCTTATACTATGAACGAGTTACGAGACGCCGTAAATAAAGGCGTAGCGGCACTTAATAGGAAGTTGGCTAAGTAATGGCTATTAAAGTACCCGTACTCATATCTTACGACTCTAAAGGGTCTAAACAGGCCATTAAAGGTATAGACGGCATAGGTAAAGCGTTTAAAAAAACTAACTTAGCTAGACGTTTAACTTTTGCAGCTATGGGCGCTTCTCTAGCTGTCTTTACTAAAAAAACAATAGCTGCAACCCTGGCAGATGATAAGGCTCAAAAGACATTAAATCAAACTTTAAAAAATTTAGGTTTAACTTTTGCAGCCCTACCCGTAAATACTTTTATAGATAAGTTGCAACGCGCTACGGGTGTCTCCGAGGAATTGCTACGCCCGGCTATGCAGAAGCTAGTAAGAGCTACCGGCGACGTAGCTAAGGCTCAACAATTATTAAACCTCAGCCTAGATATTTCCGCCTCTACTGGTAAGTCTGTCGAGGCGACTTCTGCCGCGCTCGCTAAGGCATACTTGGGGCAGACTCAGGCACTAGGTCGTTTAGGTATTGGCTTAACTAAAACCGAGTTAAGTACTATGAATATAGAACAAATCACTAAGAAACTAACTACCCTATTTGCTGGTCAAGCCGCCGTAGCAGCTAATAGTTATTCAGGAGTTATAGGTAGATTAAACGTAGCAGCGCAGGAAGCTAGCGAGACTATTGGTTACGCTTTAATTGAGTCTCTGGTGCGTCTAGGAGACGATAAGGGTATAGGCAGTACAGCCGACGCTATGCAATTATTTGCTGATAACACAGCTAACGCAATTCTAGGCGTTAGCCGGTTAATAGACGGTTTAAATACTATTCCCGTCGCTGGGTCTGTATTTGACATAATTAAAAATCCTTTAGGCAAAATAGGCACAGTAGGCGGTATAAACCCTAATCAGTCCGTATTTGGCATGTTAGGGCAATTTGAGACTAATGCTAAAGCTAAAGAACAAGCTAAAATAATTAGTAATACTCAAAGCCCTAGAGCTACAGAGCAGGCGGCTTTACAAGCTGCAGCCGCAGCGGACAAAATTAGAAAAAAAGCAATAGCAGACGCTAAGGCTTTACTAGCATTAAAAAAGCAGTCAGCGGCAGCCGACAAATTAAAAGCTATATTTGATATGGATTTAATTCAATTAACCGCAGCTAAGCAGGGCAAGTTATCAGCTGAGGAATTAGCTCGGGTTAATGCTTTAATAGCTATTAAGACCGCTACTCAGGTAGACGACTTAACCGCTTTAAACGCTTTAGAGGCGGCTCAGAAGGCAGCCGCAGACGCAGAAATTAAACGCCAGGACGATATCTTAAACGCGCATAAGAAAAACGCCGCTGAGATACTGGCGCTAAATAAAGCTAACGCCTCAGCTTACGCAGACTTCGTTAAGAGCTTTACCTATCCCGGCGGTCTATTCGCAGGTACTCCTTTAGCCCCTACAGCTAGTAACCCGGCGTCTGTACCTATACCTATGGGCGACCGAGTAGATTACTCAATGAACGCTAATTTAAATACTAACGCGGCTTTGAATACACCTGATCTAATTGACGCTATGACTCCTAGAAGTGCAGCCGCCTCAGCCGCCCCTAACGTAACCGTAAACCTGCAGGGCGGTATAAATATCGGCAGCCAATACGAGTTTTACGAGTCAGTATGGCGAGCTATTGAAAACTCAAACACTTACGGCAATAGTTTAAATAGAGCT